TCTATCGAAGATAGAAAAGACGCTCGCTCTATGCAAATTTCTACAAGAAGCCGCATAGTACCAATTCTCTCTGTATTGACTGTTGCAGGGTTCTTCGTGGCTGTCGGTTGGGTGTTGACTGGTAATGTCACCCTTGATTCAACGTTGCTTGGTTTTGTTCTTGGCCAAATAAGTGCTAAGGCAGAGCAAGTATATAATTACTTTTTTGGGTCTTCTGTAGGGTCGAAAGAGAAGACTTTCCAACTTGCGCGCAAGAGCGAAAAATAATGGGGGAACTATGGCGGAGAGTAAACAGTCTACTTTCCAGCAATACGTTGCTCCAGTCTTGGTTGGAGTCACTGTTGCTGTCGTATTGGGGGTTTTTAATTGGGTCATTAACTCTGACCGCATTATTACAGAATTAAAAACTCAATATAAAACAATTGATTATAGATTAATGAATATAGAGAAAAAATTGGGACCGTAATATGAAAAAATTGTTTTTTATCATTTCTTTGTTGGTTGCTGGAGTTGCAAATGCAGCATCTGTTACGTTTACTGTGAATCATCCTGGCACTCGTACTGATGGTGATGTTATTTCTCTTGACGACATGAGTATCGTTGTTGAGTGTGGAAAAGCCGACGATGGCAATTTTGCTGATTGGACTTTCACTGTTGATAATTTGACTAAAGTGAATAACACCGAACAGCTTATAGAGTCTCCAGAGGCAGTTGATTATTGGTGCAGGGCAATTGCTATTGATAATGTCAATAACTTGAGAAGTGAGCCTAGTCCTGTGTACAAGGCTGATTTTATTGACCCTCCTACCACGTTGGAATTCACTATCAGATTTTCTCCTGCGCCTGCAGGAGCTGTGGGTGGCTAATGGCAACTATCGTTCCCAAAAGTTGGATGTTGGTTTACCTAGGAACAGGTAACGGACCGAAGCAATGGCAGCGTGGCATGGTTGTTCACGCTCAACCAATTGAGGTGCCGTATGGTAGGCTTGAGGGACCTCCAACTTTTGGGATAATTCAGACAGAACTCACTGTTGCTGAACTAGCAGATCTTTTAGAAGAGTATGTGATTTATTATACAGATGAAAATGGTCAAGAGGTGTCAAGAGTTTTAGGTTTAAGAAAATTAAGATTGAATATAGATGCAATGCCAGCTTTTATAGAGGATGGCATTTCGCAAAGTGAGGTTTCTGCATTAAAGAAAATGACAGTTGGAGATGTACTAACTTCTGTTGGTGTAGATAAGGCATTAACAAATGATGTTGCAAGCAACAAGGCAGCTCTATAATGGCAATAATCGTTGACACAACCGGCGGAGGAGACTATACAACCCTTGCAGCTGCAATTACGTCGTTGGGGTCTTCTTTGTCTGCAGACACATACATAGAGTGCCGTGGCGGTGCTGATTCTACTGGCACTACCATCACTCTTACTTGCCTACCTTACACCCTTTATATCTATTCTGACGCCAGTAATAGAGCTGTTCCATCTGGTTTTGATTCTGGTAAATATTACAGAAACAATCATATAACAATACAAGTGCCAGGAGTTGATGTTGATGGATTACAATGGAATGTGCTTGGTAATTCTAGTTATTGCTCTATGATTGACACAACAGATGATTCAAACCCATCTACAATAAGAAATTGTTATCTTCAAGAGCCAAACTATGGTGCAACTGGTAACAGAGTAGGGACTCATGCTTCTGATGGCTTGGCTGTTATAGAAAACTGCATCTACTATGATAACGCTGCTGCAAGCAGCAATTCAAAAGGTGTTTATTGGCATAATGGTGCTATATGCAATATTAAGTATATCACAATATCTGGATGGGGATATGGTTTTTATGGAGCTGTAGATTCATGTTACTCTACTGTTTTTTACAATCAGAATAACACACCGTATAACACCACACCAACAACCATCGCATATTGCGGGTCTGATACAGATATAACAGGAGATGGTACCGGAAACTTTATTTTGGGTACTGCTTCGTCAATTTGGAACAGTCCTACGACTGGCGACTACACATTACTGAATTTTACAGGCACTGGCGCAGTAATCAATGCCGGTGATCCTAGCAACTCAACTGCAACAGACATGGAAGGTGTCACTAGGAGTGATCCTGATTGTGGAGCTTCAGAGTATGACCAAGGTGGTGGTCCTGTTGTATTGGTTGTGAATGACTCTCTTTATTCATTAACATTTGATGGTTTTGTACTAACGCAACAACATGTATTAGCGACAAACGATACTACGTTTTCATATGCACTTGAGGGCGATTTTGGTTTGACGCAACAGAACACTATTGCTGTTGATGACGCTAACTACAGTTACTCACTTGAGGGTGATTTGTTGCTTACGCAACAAAATACTGTTGCTGTTGATGATAGCCTCTATAGCTACTCACTTGAGGGCGATCTGTTGCTTACGCAACAAAATGTACTTGCTGCAGATGATAGCCTGTACAGCTATGCACTGGAAGGGAACTTAAATCTTGTGCAACAGAACATCCTAGCTGCTGATGATAGTGCCTACAGCTATTCAATCGACGGAACGATTGGGCTTATCCAGCAGAACACGCTGGTGGTCGCAGACAGCGCTTATGCCTACTCTATTGAGGGAGATTTGACCCTTGACGTCAGCTCGCTTCTTGCTGTGAATGACGCGGCTTACAGCTACTCTCTGGAGGGTGGTTTTGGGCTCACACAGCAGAACACTGTTGCTGTTGATGATAGCCTTTACAGCTACTCTCTTGAAGGTGACTTCGGTTTAACGCAGCAAAATACGCTGGTTGCCAATGATAACACATATTCTTATTCTTTGGAAGGTGATATAATATTAGATGTGGGATCTACATTATCAGTTAATGATAGCGCCTATGATTATACGTTGGATGGAGACCTTAATTTAATTCAGCAGAATATATTGACTGTAAGTGAAAATCTTTATGATTATTCACTAGAGGGTGGAATTGGTCTTATCCAGCAAAATATTTTGTCAGCTGCCGATAGTGCATATGACTATGCGCTTGAAGGAGATTTGACGTTAGATGTAGGTTCTTTCTTGGCAGTTAATAATAGCGCTTACAACTATACTCTTGATGGCGATCTTGGTTTAACACAACAGAATATATTGAATGTGAATGATGCATCTTATTCTTACATAGCAGACAGTCTAATTTTAGCTGCTGAATATATATTATCTGTAGATGATACAGCTTTTGCTTTGTCGATAGAAAATGTTGATTTGTTGTCTGGGTATGTGCTGACTATATCAGATTCTATATATTCGTTGTCGATAGACAATATCGTTTTGGCACAAAACAACATATTGGCAATCGATGACACTTTGTTTTCTTATACAACTGATGATTTCGGATTATCTGCGCACGAAACTTTGGTTGTATCTGATTCTCTGTATAGCTACATAGTTGATAATGTAGCATTACAGTTTGATGTTTATTGGAATGATTCAAACGCAATTGTCGTTATGAGCAACAACAGGAAGTTTGTTATACTAGACACGAAACATTTAATTAATGTTAGTGGAATAAACAACGTTATTAATCTTCATAACGTTTAATTGGAGAAAATACATGTCTGAAAAACTTGTTAAGGTAGAAATTCTTAAAAAATTTAAGCATTCTGATCCTGAAACAAACGTGTTTTATCAGGGTATCCCTGGTGAAGTATGGTTTGTGGGCGAAGAGTTTGCTACTTATGGTTGTAAAATGGGTTGGTTTAGGGATTTGGCCGACGTCATCCCCACCGGTAAACCGGACAAAAGTGAAGTTGTCCTTGCACCAAACAAAAGCATCTATGGCGCAAAATCGGAGAAAGTAAATGGCTAAACTTGCAACAGACGCAATGATTGATGGTGGATTGGATAAATTCGCTACTTGTACAAAACTTACTGTGTGTGCAGGACAACCAACCTCATACGCGGATATAGCAGCTAGGGAACTTGCATCAGTCACAATTGACGGTGCAGACTTCACTAAAGCTAATGGTGACACTTCCGGTAGAAAGGTTACAGTTGCGCAGCAGGCTAGCCTTTCGATTACTTCTGACGGGACCGCAGATCACATCGCCATTGATAACGGTGTTGCTGATTATGTAATCACGACCTGCACTGCGCAGGGCCTGACTAGTGGTGGAACTGTAACTGTACCTGCTCACGATCACGAAATTTCTGATCCTGCTTAAGGAGTAATAGAAGATGGCTTTTATATATGATGTAGATCAAACTAAGCCATTGAAACCTAAAATCGTGCACGATCCAGATGAAAGTGTTTATTACACTTTAAGGTATCGTGCACCAATTTGGGCGTCTGAAACGGAGAAAAAGCAGGCAAGTGCAATAGATGATGTTGGCGATATCGTCATGCCAACAGTGAGAAATGGCTTTTATGCTGAATGTATTTCATCTGGCATTACAGGAACAACTGAACCGACTTGGGGTTCCGCAGTCAACGAACAGGTAACAGATGGCACTGTTACATGGAAAATGTTGACTGACTACTTTGAGTTAGAAAGTGGCGATGTTATCAGTTCAAGCTCTTGGACTGCTGATGATGTTGGTGTCGTTATGGACAACGATGGTACCTCAAACGGAGACGCCTATGTTAGGGTTACGGCAGTTCCAGCTGGAGCAACTTCGTTTACTCTAACCAATGAATTGACTATTCTAAGGGGCATCGGTACCACAGAGATAATTAATCGGTCGATCACCATTAAAATTAAAGAGAAGTAGAAAATGTCATTAACATTAGCTGTTAACGCATCATACGCTACAATCGACGAAGCAGATATTTATCTGGAGAACAATGCTGCTTGGAATGCTGCGTCTGATGAGACGAGAGAAGAGGCGTTGCTGTGGGCAAGATACTATATAGATTATCGTTTTAACTGTATAGATGTTCTTGATAGTATTCCAGATGAGCTTATTTTTGCAACTGCAATTTTGGCTGCAGAATATGTCGTTAGACCAAATGCTTTCAAGCCACAAGCAACAGTTATCAAAAAGGCAGTGCAGGTTGGATCGATTAAAACCTTTAAGCAATTTTCTTCTGACGATAAAGTAACACCAAGTGTTTCAAGAATGGCAAAAACTATGTTAAGAAGGATTGCAGGCGAAATTTCTAATAATAGGTTTGTAAGATAATGTCTTTGATAGAAGAACTAACTGCAGATGTCGTAGAAGCATTTGATGATTTGGATGATGTAGTGTTTAACTTCACCATCTCATATTCGTCTGGTGGTACTTTCGTTGCTTCTACGCAAACCGTAACAGGAAGAAATTCAGGATCAGGATCCTGGCGCGGAGTTGAATTGGAATTCACCGAAAAGGATTTAAGAGATTTACCTGTAGGTAAAACTGTTATTGGAATCATGGCTATTGCATCCGAAGCACCTTTTGTGATTGACACAAATGTAAACTATAAAATTACTGTTGATGGGAAGAATTATATTACACACAAGATAAAAAGAGATCCTGCAAAAGTAACATATGCTTTGGTGTGTATAGAAGCATGAGTGGTGTCAAATACAAAGGTAAAAGTTTGGATGTAATAGCATCAGATATTGAAAATTTTGTTGCAAGAAAACAGAAGAAGTTTTTGATTGGGTTATGGAATAATTTGGTTGATGGTACACCAGTAGATACCGGTGCAGCAAGGTCAAATTGGACGTTGTCACCAGACAAACCATTGTTGACATTGAACCCAAAAGATGGAACGCAATACCAAAGACCAGATACTCCTTCTGTTGGTGATTTTCCTTATGTGCACAAAACTTGGTATATCGCTAATATGTCACCGTACATTCTCTATTTGAACGAGGGCCATTCGTGGGCAGCAGGTTGGATAGACACATCGATACAAAGAAACCTAGTTAAGTTTAGTACAGAGAAATAATAGGGAAAAACAATGCCAAGTTTATATGACATTAAAGTATCATTTGACACGATGTTACAGGACAACTGGACTGCGACACCGATTGCATTTGACAACACTGATACTTACAAAAAAGGTTCGGTGCCTTGGCTTAACGCTGTGCTTCTGCCAAGCATCACAACAAATGCCGATCTTAATGGTTTGGAGAGGCATTATGGGATTTATAGAATCTCAGTTTTTGTTCCATTGTTTAGTGGGACAAAAGATGCGTATACGTATGCAGAGCAATTGAGAGCACTATTCACTAACCAGCTTTTTGACCAAATAGTATGTTATGCTGCTGAAATTAGAAGAGTTGGGGATAATGGAAACGGCTGGTTCATGATGAATGTTTTAGTTAACTTTTGGTCCGATCAATAGAGGTATAATATGGCTATTTCAACCACAAATTATGTTCAGTTCTCTTACATCAAAGAAACTGTCCCTGGGGAAACCCCTGCAACTCCGCAATTTCAGAAGATCCCTGTAAAAAGCGTTGGTCTTTCTGACAATATTACAACTTCCACTTCTGAAGTGATTCGCGACGACCGTCAAACTGACGATCTCACTATCGTTGATGCTGAAGTATCTGGTGATTGCAATTATGAGCTTTCGTATAGTCCTTTCAAACCATTGATTGTGTCTCTCCTTCAGGGTGGCGCGCTTATCTCTGTCAGTGAGGCTGGCAGTGATGTGACGGTGGCTCAAACTGGCAGCACGTATACCAGTGCCGCTACGATCAATTTTGGTACTTCTGGCTTACTACCTGGCATGAAAGTGCGCGTTGCTGGCTTTACTGATCCGGCCAACAACGGCATCAAGACAGTTGTCACTGCTACTGCTGGCGTACTTACTGTTGAGGAAACTCTTGCCGATGAGGCAGCTGGAGACTCCGTAACGTTCGATGTGGAATGTGTTCGTAATGGTGCCGAGACCATGGATACCTACACCTTCAAGAAGAAGATCAATGCCCCTGGAGCAACCAACGCATTCTTCTATTATCGTGGGTGTGCAATCAACAAAATGTCGTTTGATTTTGCTACTGGTGCGATTCTTACTGGTGCAATGGGTCTTATTGGTCGGACTGCAGAGGCAAGGACTTCTGATCTTACTGGTGAGCAAACGCCACTTGAGGTTCCTTCCTACAGAATCATGAACTCTGTATCGTCCATCACATCAGTAACTGCTACTGGCCTCCCAGCCACAGCGGAGTTCTCTAACCTTAATCTGACCATCGATAATCAGGCTAAGGCAGCTAAGGCTATTGGTACTCTTGGTGCTGCTGATATTGCCCCACTTAGTTTACAAGTTACTGGTGACATTGAACTTTATTTCGAAGACCTTTCGCTTTATAATATCTATAAGGCAGCTACTGAATTTGCGCTCTCGTTTACTTTGGAAGACGCTACTGCCAGTCAAAACATCATGGTTATTGATCTTCCAAAATGTAAGTTCAATGAGTTGAGTGAGCCGGTTGATGGCAAAGACGCTTTCTTGATGGAGAGTGGTTCTCTTACCGCACTTCGTGATGCCACCAACAACTATACTGTACAGTTTAGTTTCTTTGACGCCGTATAGTTTTATAGAATTCTGGTCATTGTGGATACACCGTTTAATATGACACCAAGCCAGTGGTAACGGGCAGAGTCCACAACTAATTATAAAGTCATATATTGGAGAAACAAAAATGAGTAAGATTTGTATTACACCTGTCAATGAAGTAGCAGCAGAAACTGGAGTTTGGGGAAAGTATCGTGGAGTAGATATGCTCATCGCCAGATCTGGAAATCAGAAATTTGAACAGCTTATGCGTGTGTTGACTAAGCCACACGAAAGGGCTATTGAGAGGGGTAACCTAGATAAAAAGACGAGTGCTGATATTTGGGCTGAAGTGACTGGCAAAACAATCCTGCTTGATTGGAAGAATTTTCCAGGTGGTGTTGAGTATTCTAATGAAAATGCCAAGGCACTCATTTTGAACGATAGAGACGCAGCAGAATACGTCAAGGAGTTTTCTGAGACTCTTGAAAACTATCTCTCACAAGAAATTGATGATACTGTGGAAAAGTAACAAAACTCTTTAGTTGGTTTTTAGAATATGGCAAAAATATAGAGTTTTTCAAAAAATTAGAAAAAGAAGGAAAACCTAGCCCACTAGACGAGATACCAAAAGGAGATGCAGTAACAGAATGGTATATCGAAATGTTCTACAGACTAAAACACCCATGGGACACGGATGTCTCAATCCAAAATCAATTGTTTGTAATTAAAGAGTTTGTATTGATTGGTTCTGCTGACGAATTTCTCCAAGTGAT